GGTCTAGTGCCTGAAGCACCAACCGACCAATCATTATCAGTATTTCCATACACATTTTGTAGATTACCAGCAGATTTATAATCGCCAGCCATATACAACTTAACTGTGTCTCCTTGAGCAACGGATGTTCCAGCTCCACCGTCATTAGTAGCAATTATTTCAGAATCACCAAAATAATCTGCTCCAGATGCGTTAACAGCACCCATCACATAAGCATATCGCTTATGATATGAAGGGCGACGTTCTGTGAATTTGAATTCTGGATCATCTGTCGGTTTTTTAGCAACTTTAGATACGAATCTGAAGAAAGGATCTTGAGCTATTGCTAACTCAGAGACTCTATCACCAAAATTGTATCTTCGCCTAAGATCACCAGTGTCTTTTGAAGTACCATCAGAGCTGTAACTAGCAGCATCTGAATAAGCACCTAAACTAAACACATCAGCCATATTATCACCTTTTTATTTAAGGGTTAGGCTTTTAAATATAATTAAATACCAAAAGCCTCTTCTAACATTGTGTCAGAACCTAATATAGCATCAAAAACTCGGTCATCAGGAGATTCCTCGACCTGCGCTCCGCCAGTAGTAGCAAGGGAACCAGGTGTTTGTTGCACCTCACGCATCTTTTGATGCAGTTCTTGTCTTGCGTTATCAGCGATTTGTTCATCACGATTTTCGCGATTCATGAGATAATAAATATCATCCAGTTCAAGCGACTTTGACTTAGCAAAGTTTACAAATGTACTCCACTGATCGTCATTCATTTTAAATTTCTGACGAAAAGTGTTTTCACTTGCCAATCTTTGATTTTCAACCTTTTGTCCACTTAAAGCAGTATTTAGCCTTCTGTGTACAATTCCGTCTATCGTTGCCCCTAGAACTTTTGCCGAATCCGAATCGGGAGTCGAAAAAGCATCATCAGCGTCGAACACGAAATCTTCTGGAAGGTTGAGTTTATCAGCCATATTTTGCGGTGTCTGACCACCACCCTCAAAATAATTTCTAACGTGAGAAATTAAATTAGGGTCATCTCGCATAGCATCAAGGATTGGCATATAAGGCTCAATTTCTCTTAATTGTCCATTAAGCTTTTTTGCTTCCCTACTTGAATCACTATACCTTTTTTTCAAAGCTTCTACATCCGTAGAAACTTCATCTGTTACTTCACTTTGGCTCGACAGTGTGTTACCACCTTGATCCGAGGTTGATTGCGAAGTATCGCTTTCTAATATACCACCATTTACACTTTCATCGAGGGCTTGGAAGAAATCATCTCCCACTCCATCCATTACAGCGTCAGTAGCACTGGAATGTGCGTTCTTACTTTCGGGGGTCTTGTCAACGTTGCCTACTTGTTTTGAAGCCATCACTATTCTCCTTTTGTTTACTTAAGTTATAAAAAGTTTCAGTAAAAACACAACTATTCTTTTTTATTTTTCTGAACTTCTTCATTTTTGAATTTTTCTTTATCAGATTCAAAATCTTTTTTCATTTCATATTTCAATTTATCAAATTCTGACTTTAACATTCCTCTTAACAATTTTTGTTGAGATTCAGTTTCGATTACATCTTTTCTAATTTCATTTGAAGCTTGACCAACTTTCATCTTAATTCCAGCTTGTACAAGTTGTCTTTCTAATGTTTCAACAGTTCCTTCTTTATCTTTTAAAGCTTCTTCCATTTGTTGTACTTGACCTTGTAATTGTGAATAAAGAGATTTTCTTTCAATGATTCTTTCCTTATTTCGTATATCAGTTTCACCAATCATTGCTATATCATCAATTAAACCAGCTTGAAACCATTTGAAATATTCTTCTACTAATGCCCATCTATTTACAGGCATTGTAGCTCCTGCTATTACTCTTATATCAAATCTTGCAGATCCATAATCTCTAAATTTACCTATTGACTCTCCATAATCATTATAAACAGGTATATTTATTCTTACTTCTTTTTCTTGTTCTTGAGAGCTTTGGCCAGCTTCTGGTTGAACAATTCTAAATACTTTTTCTATTGAATAATGATTTTGAGCATTCATTTGAAAACATTTACCTAATTGTTCTAAACAAGGCTCTAACACAGATCCCATCCAAGCTTTTAATCTTCTAGTTCCAAACTCATCGTTAGCAAGTAATCCTCTCCAAGTTTCTGGTTGTTGTTGAGTAAATCCCATCATACTTGAAGGTACTCCACTTATATACTCCGCATCCGCCTTACCTTCTTGAGTAATTGTATAAAATGCATTATTTATTGGAGCTGGTAACACAGGCGTTGGAGGTGTAAATCCCTGTCTATATTTTAAAAGAGCTCCTGGAGATGAGGAATACTGTTCCCATTCTTCTTCAGGTACTGAGCCTTCCTCATACATCCATCTTAAATTAGAAGCTAAATTAGCATTATGTAACATAATCTGATGAGCTTTATTAATTTCCTGTTGTTTTCCAATTAAAGGTACAACTGCACTCATTGAAAATGGAGTTCCTGTATATGTATATGGAAATGGTATTATTGGATATTCAGTAATAGGCATTTGATACTCATATAAAAATATATCATCACCAACTGTACAAGTTCTAATTATTCTATTTTCATAAAACTTTATAGCATCTACAATATTTTTCTTTGCTTCTGGTGACTTTTCAAGAATTTGAAAATCAGCTTCAGACATAATTTGTTGTTTAATAACTGTAGCTTTATCTTGAGCTTCAGAAAATAAAGTCATTCTTTTTTCTTCAATAGCTTGAGCAGCCATATCTTTAGCTCTTTCCAATTCTAATTCCATTCTTTCTGGTACAATCTCACCAGCTTCAAGAGCCATCATTAATTCTTTTTCTTTTTCTATAAGACCAACTTCAATCTCTTTAGTAAAATCTTCTATTTGTTTTTCAACTTCCTGTTGTATATTTTCAATAACTGCTGGAGAAGGCTGGATTTTTATAAATACATTCCTATAAGCAAATTTCTTTTTTGAATATGTTTCATAATATGCAATAATATCATCGTCTTCTGCTTCTAAAGAAACACCCATCGTAATATCTTCAGGTTGAATACTAAATGATTCTGTTGTATCTCTTCCAGAATAAGACACAACTTCTGAACTTCTTGATGCTTTTTTAATTTTAGAAGCATGATCTGGAAGCATATTTATTAATTTACTTCTTGATAAATTTTTTCTTATAATAATAAAAGTAGCATCTCTGAATAAAAAATCTCTACTAGCGGGATCTACATAAACATCATATGGATCAATTCTTTTAAATTGAACTTCTCCCATTCCTCTATCAGCATCCTTATCAACATCAACTAAGAAATATCCAACTCCTTTTGTTAAACTATCTAAAACTACTTGACTATATAATGATTTACCATTAGATAGATACCAACAATAATCTGCTATATCTGAATGTACTTGAGCTACATCTACATCATCACCAGTAGCTCCTACTGCTTTCCATCTTGGATTATTAGCAGTTACAAAATATTTCATTATCTCAACAATAGGAGTTACTCTATTTATGATAAATGTAGGCATCCCTGATTCTTCTAGAGCATCAACTTCTTTTCTTGATAATTGTTCGTTTAAATAAAAGTCAAATCCTTTTTGGCTTAAACTTTGCCATCTTTGCCTATGACTATTATTAGCCTTTTCCCAAAGTTGTTTATTTAATTGTGCTTTCTTTTTATTTGATGATCTAGCCATTATAAAATACTCCCCCCTTTTTGTTTTCCTCTTCGTGATCCACCTAATTCTCGAAATAATCTTTTTTCTTCTCTTCTTTTTTGTCTTGCAATTTGTTGTTGTTGTGTTAGTTGAGTAGCAGCTTTAGGAGATCCTAAATCCAAACCCTTTTCATATTCTGTTCTAACTAATCCACCTTCTTCTTTTGTTAGTTTTTCCAATCTCTCTGTAAGTTGTTCATGTTTTTTCCTATCTGCTTGTCTAATAGACTTAGCATTTTGATTACCTCCCTGCTTAACTATTTTAGATGACCTTTGTGGCCCCAAGTAAGTATCAAGTTCTTTACCAATCTGTTTTAGTTCAGTAGATCCTTTCTTAGATATAGAATGTTTTGATATATTTTTAATAACTTCCTTTTGATTCCTCAACTTTTGAATACTTCTTAATTTCTTAACTCCTCCAACAACTCCTTTAATACCTCTCCCTATAGGAGCAACAGAAGCTACACCCATAACCATATCGTATAAATTACCTTGCGTTACACCGCTGCCAGGGTAAGCCTCTTCAGACATCCAAACTGCTTGACGAGCTGCTGCTAAATCAATCAACTCTTTAAAATCTGGCAAGTCTTTTGAAGTCTTATATTGACCTCCACTTGCTATATCTAATAAAGTACGTCTACCGTTAGGCATTATCTTATCCACTTCTTTGCTGATTCAATAAAATGTTCTGGATCACCTTTGCCGCCTTCTGTATTGTAATACTTCTTCCAATAACCTGCTTGGCCTTCAATTGTATTTGGCATCTTTTTAGGTACTCTCCAATATTTTAATCTGCAGTGAACTATTCCAGCTGCTATATTCTTTTCTAATATATCTGCCCATAAATCTTCATCAAACATTTGCCAATAC